GGCTACTACAGTTTAACGATGGGGGGGGGGGGGTAACCTTGTGTCATACTGAAGATTTATGTGTCCTGAGGGCAACAAATGAGAAAATAGCGACATGAACAGGTGTCATTCTACCCCAGAAACTGACTGTATGTTTTTGTAAGGAGTTCTCTTTACTAAGGAAGTTTCTTTAGTCTTACTCAGGAGTATAGAACTTCAGGAGATTAACTTCCTTAGAAGACTCATGAGATAACACATGAGTAGACTCATGATACTAAAACCTGAGGATCATACTTCATGAGAAGTCTCAAGAGTCCTACAAGAGTCACCACTAAGGATCATATTTCATGATGCTCTAACCTCCTTAGTTTTTGGGTAGTAATGACATTAGATATTGACTTCAGGTTCCAACTACTGTAGTTAAGAATCATACGAAATAACAAATAACATAACCTAGGAGAATACCAATGCTTACATTTGAAGAATGGTACAAGAGGCAATACCCAGACTTAGACCCTGATGCAGATGACTTATATGAGCAATTCAAGGGGTGCTATACTCACGGATATAACTACGGTGTGTGGATGACTCTAACAGATGGTCCAGAGTTGTAGTCTCTAGAGAATAACAAAGGAAGTAGAGTGTGAAGGTTGCACGCAGCGCTCATAACGCTTGTAGATCGGGTTCAATTCCCCATGCTTCCACCAAGGATTACCACGCAAGCTATAACACTTGCTTTTCGCAAAAGAAAGCCAAATGGCTTGCCTAGGAGACACTATTCAAATGACAGAAGTTAACCCTGAGATACGCAACCGTATTCGTCTAGCTGTTGCAGCATATGCTTATGAGTATTGTCATGACTCAATCATGATCGATCATGAGTTTGACGAGTTGTCTCTAAAGATAGACCCTGAGGCTGACACAGGTAATGCTTTACTAGATAACTTCTTTAGGTTACACTTTGAGCCATCTACAGGAATGTGGATTAGGAATCATCCTGAGAAAGAAAAGATCATGATGTTATACTATCAATATTACAAAGGATAACCACTATGAACGCAGCAGTATTAGTCATTGTCCTACACGGGCAAGTAACATGTGAGCCTTACGTAAGAAGCGACCTTATACCTGAAGCTGCTGAGGTGTATTGTATGGCAGCGGATAGGGCACCAGAGGCTACACTAAGGCCACAAATGAGACCAACAGGAGAAGAGTAATGACTGAGGCATGTGACGAATGTAAGGATTTCCCTATGCAAACAGATTGCACAGGTTTAACTGAGGAAGCTCCTTGTCCATATGGTGAGGAAATCACAGGTAATCTTACGCCATGTAACTGCTGTGAAGAACAACAACAAAGATGTAGGGAAGATATCTAATGACTAACCAGATAATCGTACAACTAAACCCTGACGTACCACCCACAGGGTCAGACCTTGGCATTGTTAACGCAGCACGTAAGTCCTTTGGTAGACGCAGTGAGTGGGAGTATGTTCACCCAGACGGCACCATATGGAATACAGTTGAGGAGATTCAGTCTTACTATCAGATAGATGACGACGGGGTACAGACTTGGGTAACTAGGCAACTCAAGGATAAAGACAAACGGTTGCTTGAGTTCCTAGCGCGGGGTATGACTGCTGCTGACTTTGATGAGTTTCTTAAGGTGGTTGCAGAAGCAGGTTCAGATGTGTCAGGGGGGTGGCAGGACGAGGAAGAGATACTCTCTAAACTCCTATGGCAATGGCGCAACACACCTACGCATGACACACCGTTCAACCACGGGTTCTTCTCCTTTGAGGTTAAGGCGCCTATCTTTGTAGCACGACACTTGGTTAAGCATGAGTACCTTATCATGAGTGAGTACTCACGTAGGTACATCACTGATGACGTAGAGTTCTACACACCTGAGGTATGGCGTAAGGCTGCTGCTGATGTTAAGCAGGGTAGCTCTGATGAGGCTGTGACAAGACTACAGGTAGGGGAAGACTTAAGTTATGACCTTCAAGGTATCGTAGGTATGAAGGTTGAGAGTATGCAGATACTATATAAACAGCTTATCCTATCTGGAGTAGCACCTGAGCAAGCACGTATGGTATTACCTCAGTCTCTCATGACGTCGTGGACATGGAGTGGTACACTAGGAGCCTTTGCTAATATGTGTAAGCTACGGTTGAGCAGTGACACACAGGCTGAGACACGGGTTGTAGCTCAGGCTGTATACGAAGAGTTGAAGAAGCAGTTCCCTGTGGCTGCACCATTGTTGGTCGAAGGGGTACTATAGATGGACGAAGAACACTATGCAGACTGGGAGTGGCAACCACTTGATCGAATGCCAGATGGTTGTAATGAGGTATCTATCAAGAATACCAAAGGAGATGTAATTGAGATGTGTTCTTGTGACTACTGGTGGAAGTCTGACGATGATAAGGCAGGGTTTACATCCTTCCGTTACACATAATTAAGGAGTGATCTGATGTACGTGTATATTAAAGTAAAGCCTAACTATATTACTGGTGAAAATCAAATGTATGTTGAGGTAGAGGGTATTGACTCTTATGGTAACAGTGGGACAGACTACGATATTATTACCAGAGAGATGTTACTAGCGGTTTTGGGTGATTCACATCTAGAGGTATTAAAGAAACAGGAGTGATACAATGGACTACCAAGGTAACAGTAGGCTTGGGTCTTACAAACGTTGCAAATGTGGTTATGCAGACTTTGATACCGACTGGGGTAAAACCTGTAAAAACTGCGGTAAATCAAAAGAGCCTGAGAAGGATTAAGATGATGACATGGAATACAAACATGAGTGAAGCCCCAAGGGGAGCCACAGAAACTAAGGAGATTACACACTGGAAGTCTGGTAAGCCATTTACTAAAGCTATTACTATCAAGAGACCCATACTACTGTCGGTATCAGGTGAGGTAATCCAGTCGTACTGGTCTGACCTAAGAAATACATGGTGTGGTATCTCTGATGATGAGACACCGGATGCTTGGATGCTTTGGCCTGAGCCTTATGATGTAGGTGGGGAGTCTGACCAGTGACCAACGCAGACATGAGTGAAATCCAGCACATCGCCGATGGCGGATCATGGTGCCTAGACGGTCGCAAGGAGCGAAAGCTGGCAAGGTTGGGTTACATAGAAACACGGGCGGGGCAGTATGGTTGGTTTGCGACGGAAAAGGGGCGTCTGGTTGTGACCCCTACAATTACACCAAAAGAGGAGGGCAAGTGATGCAGTACAAGATTGCCAGAGAGCCTACTGTAGGTCTTCTTGAAGCTTCTGTTAAGTTCTATTTCCTTTCAGAGGGATGGGAGCTTCAAGGGGGTGTATCTTACGACGGTTCCTGTTATACACAAGCTGTTGTACTCAAGAGGATTAACACATGACTGAACTGAGGAATCAACCATGCCCACACCTAGAATGTGGATCATCTGATGCCTTCGGGTTTGACCCAGACAAAGGTTATGGCGGATGCTTCTCTTGCGGCAATGGCTACCCTAGCAAGGGAATGACAATACATGGGTGGGCTAAGGATAAATACCCATTGAAACCTATGAAGCCTCGTGCTGTTGGGGACTCACCATGGGAGACTAAAGAAGAACAAGAGGCAAACAACTATTGGGATAATTACGTGATGGACACAGATGATATTGATGAGATTGCAGATGTACTTGAGGAGGATGTCTATGAGGCAGTTGGATTTGTCAAAGAAGCTAAGGTATCAGATAGAAATATCCTTAGTAGCACTTTCAAACACTTCGGTGTTCAGGTGTATACAGATGACAATGATGTAGTAATTAAGCATGTGTATCCTTACCCAGCAGGGGGTACCAAGACACGCCTATGTCTACACAAGAAACCTAAGAAGTTCCCTTGTGATGGTGACATCAGCAGTCTCTTCGGCCTTAACTTGTTTCCACCCTCTAGTAGTCGTCAAGTGACTGTGACTGAGGGTGAATGTGATGCTATGGCAGTCTGGCAGATGATCCAAGGGGGAGGCTATACTAACCCAGTGGTGTCAGTCCCTAGTGCTACAGTTGGTGCTAAGGTATGGGCTAATGTTAAGAGCTACCTTGATAGCTTCGATAAGATCATCCTGAGTGTTGATAATGATAAGGCTGGTAATGAACTAGCTGAGACTATGGCTAAGATGTTCTTGGGTAAGGTCTACAGGGTCAATCATGGCCTACACAAGGATGCTAATGACTTCCTTATGGCTGGGCAAGGGGATGCTTTTAAGAAGGCTTGGTGGGCAGCTAAGAAGGTCAAAGATGAGAGCATCCTGAGTAATCCTGATGACTACATCAATCTATACAAAGAAAGCCCTGACTTCGAGTATTTCAAGACGGGTATTCCTGAGTTAGATCGTAAGATGCTGGGGATTTGCAAAGGGTATATCACTCTGATTCAATCTCCTACAGGTCTTGGGAAGTCTGAGGTTATGCGGTATCTGGAGTATCAACTACTGAAGAACTCAGACTATCGTGTAGCATCATGTCGTAAGGAGGAGCCAAAGGTTCGTTCACTGCTAGGTCTAGTGTCATATGACTTGGGTACTAATGTTACACTTAAGAAGTTCATTGATGAGAAGGGCCTAGATGATGAGGTACAGGAGTCTATCACTAGCCTGACACAGGATGAACGCTTTGTAACCTTTAGTATTGATGAGACACAGACTAATGATGAAACTATGTCACAGTTGAATTACCTAATCTCAGCTATGGATATTGACTACTTGTTTATCGAGCCAATTCAGGATATCGTATCTGGAGCTAATGCTAGTGAGAAGGAAGGGAAGCTATCTGATCTATTCACTCGTATGGGTAACATGTGTGGTGATACTGGGGTTGGTATCGTAGTTATCGCACATGAAAACACACAGGGGGGTGCTATGTATTCCTCTATGATTACTAAGAAGGCTGGTTTCAAGATTATCCTAAGGGGTGACAGAGAGAGTGATGACCCTACGGAGCGCAACAGAACTTATGTTGAGATTAAGGAAAAGAATCGTACAGGGCTAGGGTTTGGACCTGCTGGGGCTGTTGACTTCGACATAGAAACGTATATGTTAACACCAGTGGTTCATCATGAGCCGCCTACACCAGACAAAACAGGAGGTTGGTGATATGAACATTAGTGAGATTATAACAGAACTACGTAGGTTTTCTGGGGAAACCCCTGTAACACTGAAGTATAACGACGTAGAGGGTAATTGGGGTGACCTAGATTCTTACCGAGGTTATTACGCAGAGCTTGCGGTAGACACAGGTAGGTCCGAGGTTAAAGATGTAAACCATGTTATTAAAGCTCTAGATGAGGCAGATGGATTAACTTTTACGGGTTACAAGGGTGGGGAGTTCATGATGTCAGGCAACACTGATCTATATTGGGCTGAATATGGTAATCTAGGGCCAATAGCATCAAAAGTTTACCAGCGCGACGGACAAGTTTACATAGAGTTTGAAGAGGAATAATGACATGACTAAAACTAAAGAACTACCAGTGAATATCGAGACATGGGTTACTGCGCTTGAGAGTGGTGAGTATGACCAGTGTGAAGGGGCCTTGTATGATGGTGAGGGCTATTGTTGTTTAGGGGTGTACGCTATAGCAGTCTTGGGTTATGAGGATGAGGCTATTTTAAGCTGTTCGTCTGGTACTGACAATTCGGGGCCAACGGAAGTCTACCATGAGATAAAGGAGTCTATGTACATATGGTGCTACGAAGATGGCATAGCAATGAATGACTCTGGTGAATCTTCTTTCATAGATATTGCTAAGATGATCCGAAAAGCTTACACATAGGGAGAGTTCTAATGACTAAGAAGGTAGTAGTGATTGACACAGAAGGCGATGGACTATCTCATGATGCTACTATCTTTCACGTCATGGGTTGGACATATGATGGGTTGACAGTGGAGACTACCCACAGTGAGTTTCACATGAAGTGTATGCTGGAGGAATGGCTACGGGATGACTACAAGATTGTCATTCATAATGCCATGAGACATGATGTGTCACTCTTCATGAGGGTACTTGATATCCACCTGCCAGTTAGTTCCTATGTAGATACTCTGGCATTATCATGGACACTAAATCATGATAAGTCTAAACATGGCCTAGGGGAATATGGGGAATACTTCGGTGTACCTAAGCCTGATGTGGAGTTCTGGAGTATTCAAGAGGGACAGACACAAGATGAGTTTCAGGAGATCATGCGCAATCGTGTGACTGAGGATGTGAAGATCAACTGGATGCTATGGAAACAACTAGAGGGTAAGTTAGGAGAGCTTTATGGGACTATCTAATGAGAGTATTCGTGAGAAGATTGCGGATGTACTTGGGGGAGAATATGAATGTACCCTTGACCAAATGTACGATATTGCAGACGCTATCGTAGCTGCACTACCATCAATGGTTAATCCTCTTGTGTGGGTCCACAGTTACGATGGGGATAACATTCACGACACTAAGTGTAAGTATGTAGTTGATGTGAATGACAGTGGTGGAAGACTCTGGGTATTGGCTAAGGGTTTTCGTGGTGGTGTTTCTGACATTGGTTACTACCCTAGCGCAGCAATAGCTCAAGCAGCAGCAGATACAGATCATGTTGCTGATGTCATGGAAGCACTTACAGGAGAGACACAATGAAAATGCGTGAGAAGCTTGTACTAGCAATGAATAGCCATGATACACAAGCACGTGTACATGCTGCTATAGATGACTTTGAATATGTTGATGGTCACATGGATCATTTACACACGCTTCACGCAGACGCTATCATAGAAGCACTATTTAACACAGATATGCGTGAGAAGATTGCAGGTATTATTGATGACTGCCAAGCATTTTGCAATGAAGATGTAATGCCGTACTATTGCGCAGACAAAATAACGGCAGCATTTACAGGGGATACACATGGGACTATCTGAAACAATTACAGATATAGACATCAGGCTTGGTAAAGAGAAACGTGATCTACTAGAGGAATATAATAGCAAGTTTAGCTGGTTTAACGAAAATACATTGGCTGACGTAGTAGACATAGCAAGTGCTGATCTAGAGATTGAACGACAGAAAATCTTAAGTAGGCTTATCGACATACGTGATTACTTCAAGGATAGGGTCAATAACCCTCATGACAGAGAGTTGGTGAGGTTGGGTGTAATACGACAGCTTTATATCTTAGGTGTACCTTGGGTAACCTATGGGCAAGGGCTAGTGCTTTTTAATGATACTAAGATTGATAAGCCAATAATCTATGCTCTACAAAGTGGCAAGTGGAGGGTCAAAGGTAAACAGATTTGGTATCGCTCTGGTGGTGTACAAAAGTTTATAGAAAAGTATATACGGGATAAGGAGTAATGTATGACCCATGATCGCAAGAGTAACCTACATGATGACGCATGGAAATACTGTGCTTACCTAAGCTTCAAGATGGACTGCGCTAGAGAGCAAGAGGAGGTACGCTGGTCCTTCCTACGTGATAAGGCACAGGGGCACTTCGATGACCTCACAGTGCAGCAAGGGGCTAAGACTACTGAGCTTGCAAAGGCTATGCCTAAGAAGGCTGTCACTAGAATTGCTACTATGCCTAAGGAGATGTTTAACCAAGCTGTGACTAAGGTTGTGACTAAGCCTAAGTCTATGTACAAAGCTGATGGTACTCTTAGTGTAATGGGCACCAAGTGGAATCATCTGCTGGATAGCATGTCATTACCTAGGGATACTACGGACCCTATCACTGTTGAGGTTAAACCTGAGACACCATCACTTAACTCCTACAAATGGTATCACTTGCTCAAGTCGGAGAACATGCCAAGTGATACTGTAGGGCCTATCACAGTGGTAACTGGGTATGTCGATGGCAACCCTAAGGGTCATGCTCAAGTTAAGGCATGGTTATACTCTTTGAATTGGGTCCCGTGTACCTTTAAGCACTCACGGGATGACGATGGTGAGCCTAAGGTGATTGAGCAGATCAGGTATATCAAGGGACATGACAGGGAGGGTGAACTATGTGATAGCGTCAAGAGACTAGCTAAGAAAGACCCAGCAGTAGATGTCCTAGATGGCCTCACTGTATTAACACACAGGCTGGGGTTCTTTAAGAGTATGCTTGAGAATTGTGTAGTAGATAACGATGGGTCTACATGGTTACGTGCTGAGGTAGGTGGGCTGACGAATACACTGAGGTTTAAGCATAAGAAGCCTCTAGCTAACCTACCAGCAGTTGGCAAGGCATGGGGTCAGGAGATACGAGATTGTCTAGTGGTACCTAATGAAAAGACTCAGGTACTCTGTGGGTTTGATATGGTGTCATTGGAAAGCACCACTAAGAAGCACTACATGTATCCTCATGATCCAGCCTATGTTGATGAGATGTCTACAGAGGGATTTGATGAGCATTTGGACCTAGCTAAACACGCAGGGTACATCACACAGGTGGATATTGATGAGTATGCACAGGGTACACGACCAGATGTTAAGGAGGTACGTTCTAAGTTTAAGCCAGCGAACTACGCATGTGTTTACGGCGTGAAGGAGACTACGTTATCTCGACAGACTGGCATGAAGAAAGCTGAGTGTGTCACACTAATCAATGCCTATTGGGATCGCAACTGGGCAGTCAAAGCTGTGGCGAAGGGTATCTTCACTAAAGAGACCAAGGATGGCAAGAAATGGCTCAAGAATCCAGTGTCAGGCTTCTGGTATTCACTGCGATACGATAAGGATATCTGGAGTACAACCAACCAAGGTACAGGTGTCTATTGCTTTGACAAGATGATTGCCATTGTGAGGGGCAAGGGAATTAAGTTCAACGGACAGTTTCATGATGAGGGGGCATATGCTGTTACTAAGGGTGCGGAGGATGATAACGATAAGCTGCTCAGGTCTTGCGTAGATAAGCTAAACGATCAACTAAAGTTAAACGTGCCATTAGATATTGATTCACAATATGGGGCAACTTATGGGGGTGTACACTAATGGTGACATAAAAGCAACACAAGAAGTTAATAATAATTAAATAGTGATGATTACACTTGTAAACTGACTATACGTACATGAGAGGATAGACACTATGGAATATGACGCTGAGTTGCATAACTACGAAGAGAACCACTATAGCGACACAAAAAGTTTTTACACTGGAAATATTTATGCTGACACTAAGGGTAGGTTTTGTAATGGAGCAATAATCAGGACTAGCCTTAGTGTAAAAGTTGAAGATGGTATCCTACACACGCTGAACACACGCTATAAACTAGTAAACAAACCCGAAGGAAATAACTAATGGCTATTATTAAAATCGAAGGCATCCCTATCAAGTGGGCAAAAATGACTGAGGATGACCGAGACATGGGGCCTGAGGATGGCTCAGATGTAGCTCTTAAGATCGAAGCAAAACAGGGGCAATACACAGTTGACCTCATGTTGAGCGCCGAGAAGAAAGCTGAGTTTATTGCTGCGGGTATCCCGACTAAAGGTCTCGTAGGGCAGAACTATAAGAAAGACAAGAATGGCGAAGATTACTACTATGCTAAAGCACCGCACTTTAATCCGTTGTTCAAAGACCCAGCCACAGGTGAGCAAGGAGTTCTCATTGGACCACCTAAGATTTGGCAGACAGTAGATGGTGAAGTAGTACCTTGGGTAATCTCTGATCATGGTAAGCTAGGGAATGGTACAGTGGTTACAGCGAAGTTCAATGTGTATAAGCAGTCGATTGTGCAGTTGATTGGCCTGATGATTGAAGAGCATGTGCCTTTTGAAGGTGGTGGTGATGATGGCGGGTGGTGATATGGTAGAGGATCAAGTGACTATCCCTAAGAAATACTATGATGATCTTAGGGAGGCTTACTTTTGGCTTCAAGCACTAGAAAGTGCTGGTGTAGACAACTGGGATGGCATTAGCTTTGCCCAAGAACTTTTAGGGGATAACAACCAATGACTACAATTACAATCACAAGCGTACCAAGCCCTGAGGATAAAGCACTGGGGTTTGAACCAACGGTACTGCTATCATTTGATGATGTAGATGATGCTGTTGCGTTGGCCTATGTCTTCTCAGTGGCGTCACGTGCCATCGGGTATACATACATTGATAGCTGTATCCTGATGGATACTAATGACACTACTTGGGACTCTGAGGAGTTCATGGGTACAACCTTTGAGGAATAAGAGGTGACATGATGTTCAATAATTGTATTCATAATATAACAGGATATGCCCCATTTAACCTTAAGAAGTTCCCAATGTTGATAGAGGTTGGCGATGGTATGGGGGTTAAGAAAATCTTGTGTGATGCACCAAGTGATATACCTCAAGAGACTGACTTTATAATTCTTGAGGCACCCGCTGTGTCGTGGTTTACGGGGGACAACCTTTGAGGAGTAAAGCAAATGGCAATTAACATTGACTTAGCTGGGGCTATGGATAAGATTACCCCTGAGATGTATGAGATTGCATCACGACACATGACAGATGTGTATATTGACAGGTGTGATATCTATAAAGTTTTCTGTGAGGATATTCTGGGGATTAGTCTACAGGAGATATCTAATGCTGATCTTAGGTCAACTTTGGATGAAGGTTATAACCCTATAGAAAAATCCTTGTACGGTTTGCTTAAATGACAGTTAAAGATTTCACAGTATTAGTTGATGGGGACGTTGTAGCATACCGCGCAGCGTGTTCCCCCATCAGAACCTTCAACAGGTTTACACAGGAGGAGGACAAGCGACCACCAACAAAATCAGAAGCCATTGCTAAAGTAGATACCCTCATGATTGAACTACTTGAGGGGGCCACTGGTAAGGATATCCTACAGAATATCCCATGTGAAACCTTTATCACTGGTAAGACTAACTTCAGGCATGACTATGCTGTTACTGCGCCATACAAAGGTAACCGTGCTGAGACAGTCAAACCTGAGTTTCTACCAGAGTGTAGGGTATATCTTAGGCTCAAGTATAATGCTACCCTAAGCGTCAATGAGGAAGCTGATGATCTACTGGCGATTAGGGCTACTGAATTAGGGCCTGATGCAGCCTGTATTGCCTCAACTGATAAGGATATGTTGCAGGTCAATTGCTGGCAATGGAATATCACTAAGAAGGTCTTAACCTATGTTGAGCCTTTCGAGGGGCTACGATGGTTCTATGGGCAGTTGATCGAAGGTGATCGTGCTGATAATATCATGGGTGTTCGTAACATTGGGCCTAAGAAGCGTGAGAAGATTCTAGCGGAGTGTACAGATGAGATTGACTTGTACAATGCTTGTGTGGCAACTTTCATGGCTAGTGGTTTGACTGAGGGAGAGTCAATAGATAGGCTACTAGAGAACGGCAGATTGGCATGGCTTAGACGTGTGCCTGAACAGATATGGAGACCTTTTACATGAAACTAGTGATACTCGAAAGTCCATATGCAGGGGATGTATCTGCAAATGAAGACTACGCAAGACTGTGTGTACGTGATAGCCTAAGTCGTGGTGAGGCTCCTATAGCATCTCACTTGTTATACACTCAGCCAACCATTTTAGATGACACAGTACCAGAGGAAAGGCAATGGGGTATTGACGCAGGTTTAGCTTGGGGTAAGGTAGCTGAGGCAACTGTTGTTTATGCAGACTTGGGTATCTCAAATGGTATGCGATATGGTGTCAACAATGCTATTGATGCGGATCGTCCTGTGGAATTTAGAAAGCTGGGGGGTTATTAGTATGACAGATAAAGACGCATTTGGAGAATGGCTAGAGAACCCATCAGGTGTACCTAACAAGAGCAACAGGGAGAACCTATATGACGCAGCCTATGAAGGTGTCAATGGAGCTAGGCTTGAGGAGCTACTCAGGGGAGCCTTTGTAGATGGCACATGGTACAGCATTATGGTAGATGAGCAGTGTTACACAGGAGAGGATAATGCCACCCAAGAATAAGCTCTCACGTAGGGCACTAGCTATCAAGAATGGGTACAAGAGTGGTCTAGAGGATAACATAGCTGATCAACTGAAGGCACTAGGTAAGCCTGTGAACTATGAGACTAGGAAGATCAAGTGGGATGACCACATGCTGCGTAGTTATACACCGGACTTCAATCTAGAGAATGGCATCATCATTGAGTCTAAGGGTCGCTTCACAGCATCAGACAGGCGTAAGCATGTGGAGATACAAAGGCAGTACCCTGAGCTAGATATTAGGTTTGTCTTTACAAATAGCAGGTCATACTATAGTGCTAAGACTACAGCTAATCGAAAGACATACGGGGACTGGTGTGATGCTAATGGGTTCAAGTATGCTGACAAGTTGATACCACAAGAGTGGATTGATGAGGGTTAACAAAGGAGAATTGATATGAGTGACACTATTTTTGTACTAACAGGGCAAACTGACAGTGGCGACGATATTGGACCTTATGCTTGGTCAACAGAACCCACTGATGGTCAAGTTATGGCAGTGTTTGTGCGTGATATTCCAGAGGAGGTTGAAGCGGGGTGTTGTGATTGGTGGAGTGTGGAAAAGGTTGTACTAGAGAAGGAGACTTAATATGGAAACTATAGCTAAAATCTTAGGCGCAATTGCAGTAGCCCTGTTGATTGGAGCAGCTACATCTTATGTACTAATGCTTCTTTGGGGGTTTGTCTTAGTCCCACTAGGTGTACCAGCACTGACATTCCTCCAGACATGGGGACTGATGATCTTGCTAGGTGTACTTGGGGGTATTCTTCGGGGGAATAGCAAATGACCTCACAAGGGAAAACAGCAGATAAGGGGTTGCTGGAACCCACAGAAAAAGAGAGGGTAGCAGCACGGCAAAGACAATATAGGTTGGACAACGGTAACGCTTGCACGTTTAAGTATGAGAAAACTATGAAAGGTAAGCTTATGCGTACCTATCGCAACATGGAGTCTCGTGTTAAAGGTATGCAAGAGGCTAAAGCACATTTGTATGAGGGCCTTTCCCTGCTAGAGAGAGAAGTTTTTTATGCTTGGTCGCTAGGTGACAAAGATTTCATTTCGATATTTAATGGATGGGTTAGCTCAGACTACGACAACAAACTGTCACCATCTATTGACCGTATTAACACAAACCTTGGTTATACCCTTGATAATATTAGGTGGTTGACCCACTCACATAACTCCAGTCTTACAAGTAGAAACAGGAAACATAATGAAAAGTAAAACATATATCATTGCCCCTGACCCACATGCTCATCCAGACTTTAGTAATGAGAGGGCTGACTGGTTAGGCAAGTTGATACTAGACATACGCCCTGATGTTGTAGTTAACATGGGTGACACTTTTGACATGCCTAGTTTAAGCTCCTTTGACAAAGGTAAGGCTTCCTTCCAAGGTGCTTCTTATGAGAAAGATATCAACTCAGGTATTGACTTCCTAGACCGCATGTGGCACCCTATTCGCAAGGCCAAGAAGAAGAAACCGAAGTCTGTGTATCTGTATGCAAACCACGAACGCCGTTTAGATAAGGTACTAGAGTATCAGCCTGAGTTGAGCGGGAGTAAGTATGGGATCAGTAAAAAAGACTATTGCTTAGATGACTATCACAATGTCGTGGTAGATTATAACGGGCAAACCCCCGGAATTTATCAATCTGATGGCATTAACTTTGCACACTTTATGGTATCAGGTGTGATGGGTCGTCCCATTGGTGGGGATAATGCTGCTAGGACCCTTTTGTCTAAGACCCATTCATCTTGTATCGTTGCTCATTCTCATTTGGTGGATTATGCTGTTCATTCAAGTCCAGATGGTAAAAAGACTATGGGTCTTGTCGCAGGAGTTTACACAGACTACCAATCACCTTGGGCTGGCAATGTCCAAAACCTGTGGTGGTCAGGCGTACAAATACTACGGTCTGTTGAAGGTGGCACCTTTGATCCTAGTTTCATCAGCCTTGAGGCGTTACGGAGGGAATATGGGCAAACGTGAAACTGTAAAGAAACCTAAGTCACCACGAGACTTCTATGCTACAATTGATCCTGATGCTGTTAAACCTCTAATACCTTTTCTTGCTGACTACATTACATATGCTGAACCTTGTGTTGGCAATGGTGATTTGGTTAAACAAATGAGTGCGTATGGTTTACAATGTTGTCACACGAGTGATATCTCATCAGATCAATACCAAGAGTGGGACGCTTCAGATATACCTCTTGAATTTCTATTAGCGTATGGCCCAGATTGCATTATTACTAACCCGCCATTTTCTAAGGCTCTGCTACTGCCTATTATGGATCACCTCATGTGTTCTGGGTTACCACTATGGTTGCTACTACCAGCGGATATCATGCACAATAAATACATGAGTCCATACATGAGGAAGTGCAAGACAGTTGTATCAGTGGGTCGCTTATGCTGGTTTCCAGATGAGGTTACAGGTAAGATGGTCAAAGGGGTTGACAACTATCAATGGATGGAGTTCGTAAGCTATGAAACACCAACAACATTCCACGGAAGGATGTAATATGACTACTAGAGCAGCTAAACTACAGGAGGACTTGTTTCCATTGCCTGTGTATCTCAAGACAACATATGAGATGGTACGAGAGTTTACTAAGGCTATGGGGCAACCGCTAGACGCAGATATCTCTATTGAACAGGAGATTTATAACCTAGGTAACACTAGTGAGATTATGTCGTTACGCTACAGACTTATCGAAGAAGAAGTTGAGGAGTTCATGACCTCTGATAACTACGAGAATATGCTAAAGGAGCTAATGGATATCAAGTATGTCATCGATGGCTTCTGCGCTACCTTCGGGTGGGACGCTGATGAAGCTTTCTATAGAGTGCATGAGAGTAACATGAGTAAGCTAGGGGACGATGGAAAGCCTGTGTATCGTGCAGATGGCAAGGTTACTAAGGGTCCTAACTACAAGCCATGTGACCTGAGTGACCTAGTATGATTGTCTATAGTAAAGCGGCTGAGAAGTACCCTGATGGTACTACAAAGACTTTCTACCCAGACAAACCTTGGCTCAACTCTTATGGATATTCACACCGTGATTACCGATGTCAAGAGTGTGGGGAATATGAGTGTGACCCTAATGGTATTGGTCACTATAGAGGATAAACAATGATCACAAAGTACATTGCCATATGGAAACACAGGAAACAAACACGTAAGGAACTAGAGTCATTGACAGACAGGGAGTTGTATGACATAGGTATCTTACGATGTAACATCAACAGAGTTGTAAAGGGATTAGACTAATGGAACTATATATTATCGTAGCGGTTGTCTGTGCTGGCCTAGGCTATGCAATAGCAACTGAGGAGAATAAGGTCATGGGGACTATCCTAGGTGGATTGCTTGGGCCTATCGGTGTAATCGTTGCAGCTATCTTGAAATGAAGAACAAAGGGGTGACACATGATTATTAAAACAGTAGGCTATCCACAAGAGGTGGAACAGATGCTTCGTAGGGTTATTGAGGGTAAAGGCTCGGATGATGAAAGTATTAGTATCTTCTGTTGGCAGGTGCTTAACCGTTGGGATCACGATAGAGGTACCAGTGAAGCTGAATACACAGTGAACACTAGTCTAGATAACAAAGGAAATAATACATGAGTAATAATAACTACGGCATGAGTGACTATATGCAGTTCATCGCAATCTCTCGTTATGCGCGATGGCTAGAAGATGAAAACCGACGAGAAAACTGGGGAGAGACTGTAGATCGTTATATGCGTAATGTTGTCATGCCTAGTCTAGTAAGGAACACTGCATGGCCTGACTTTAGGGTTGGCTGGATTGAGGGTGCTCCAGAACTATACAATGAGATTGAACAAGCTATCCTTGGTCTAGAGGTCTGCGGTAGTATGCGTTCGCTGATGACTGCTGGTGCTGCTGCTGAACGTGATAACACTTGTATGTACAACTGCGCATACCTAGCAGTGGATAACGTAGTGGCATTCGATGAAGCTATGTTTATTCTACTGTGTGGCACAGGTGTAGGGTTCTCAGTAGAGCGTCAGTCAGTCTCTAAACTACCTGATGTTCCACAAGTGTTTAGCCCTAGTGGTGATACTGTTGTAGTAGATGACTCTAAGGAGGGTTGGGCTAAGGCACTTCGTAAGGTGATTAAGTCGCTGTATGCTGGTGAGTTACCACAATGGGATGTATCTAAGGTCCGTCCTGCTGGAGCTAAACTTAAGACATTCGGTGGTCGTGCTAGTGGTCCTGCACCATTGATTGACTTGTTCAACTTCGTGACAGCTATCTTCAAAGGTGCTGCTGGTCGTAAGCTAAGTTCTATTGAGTGTCATGACATCATGTGTAAGATTGGTGAAGTTGTTGTAGTTGGTGGTGTTCGTCGGTCAGCTATGATTAGCCTTAGTAATCTCTCTGATGATCGTATGCGTTATGCTAAGAGTGGAGACTGGAGTCTTAATTCTGGTCACCGTGGACTAGCTAATAACTCTGTAGCTTACACTGAGAAGCCTGATGCTATGTCATTCATGCGCGAGTGGGTTGCATTAGCTGAGAGTGGCTCAGGTGAACGGGGTATCTTCAATCGAGTGGCATCTAAGGTACAAGCAGCTAAGAATGGTCGCCGTGATAACAATTATGAGTTCGGCACTAACCCATGTAGCGAGATCATCCTACGTCCTAATCAATTCTGTAATCTGACAGAGGTAGTTGTACGAGCAACAGACACATTTGATGATCTTAAGCGTAAGGTTCGACTAGCGACTATCCTAGGTACTATCCAAGCTACATACACTAAGTTCCCCTATCTGCGTAAGATTTGGGCTGACAACACTGAGGAAGAACGATTGCTTGGTGTGTCATTGACTGGTATTATGGATCATAAGTGGTTGTCAGGTAATTATGAGAAAGGTTATCAAGAGGAGGTACGTGGTTATGATGTACCATACACTAGCTCAAAGGATGAAGATTGGTTCTTGGGGGATGTAAAAGGCAAGGACGGGTATGATCTTGAGTTTGTACTGCATCTATTAAAGCGAGTAGCTATTGACACTAACAAAGAATGGGCTGAGAAGTTAGGCATCCCACAATCAACAGCTATTACTTGTGTAAAACCAAGTGGTACTGTATCTCAGCTAGTAGACTCAGCAAGTGGTATTCACACTCGTTACTCACCATACTACATACGTACAGTCAGAGGAGACAATAAAGACCCCATCACTGAGTTCATGATTGCACAAGGTATCCCTAATGAGCCTGACGTAATGAAGCCTGATGGTACTACAGTGTTTAGCTTCCCGACTAAATCACCTGATGGTGCTATTGTTACTTCAGACATGAGTGCTATCCAACAGCTAGAGATGTGGCTTACCTACCAGCGTCATTGGTGTGAACACAAGCCTAGTGTGACCATCAGTATTCGACCCGATGAATGGTTTGATGTTGGTGCATTTGTCTACAAGCATTTCGATGAGATGTCAGGGGTATCTTTCTTGCCTTTCTCTGAGCATACATATCAACAGGCTCCATATCAGGAGATAACTAAGGAGGCTTATGATGCAGCACTAGAGTTGATGCCTAAGAGTATTGACTGGACGAAGCTGTCAGAGTATGAGACTGAGGATCACACTAAGGGTTCAAGTACATTTGCATGTGTTGGCGGTACATGTGAGATCGTAGATTTGACATAAGTTTGTACTAGTGATATAAGAGTTTAGTGGTGCCACAATAGTGAGGCTTGTGGTTAAATGGAGGTAAATGAGGAATCAGCAGCCACTACTTTAATAAACAGCAAAGGCCCAACACCTGCTTGACAAGTGTTGGGCCTTTGTGTATCGTGAGTATATAGAATCAGTTACAGGAGAGAGACTAATGAAATCTACAAAATGTGACAAAGGTAATACTAGTGAACTACAATTCCCTAAGCTGATGATTAACAGCGCTGGTGGTGATGTAGTTTTTATGACATCTTCACGTACTGGAACTGTAGTTTATTCAGGTAACTTTGAGCTAGGCTATACATCTAGTGGTTGGAATACACGTTACTTCAAAGACTACTCAGGTACAATCACACTGGAGAACACTAATGACCACTAAGCAAACACCTAAGACATTTCAAGATATGGATACCAAGGTAGGCGACATGCTTACTTGTGTTGATGGGGACAATGATATATACACTACTGGAAAAGCCTATGAGGTCCTTGAGGGTGGCCTAAATGATAACTGGGGTCCACGATCCTTTTGTGATACCACATCATCAACCTTTGTACATATTAAGGAGGACACAGTGACTAATCTAAAGTATAAGGTAGGGGATACCGTAGTAATCACAGGTAACAATAGTAGTCATGGGTTCGATATAGGATCAGATGTAGTTATCTGGAAGATTATTGGCGGTTCTTACAGTTGGTACGTTGGTCGTGACGAAGCGGATAACATTTGGTATTTTGATGACTCAGAGTGTACACTAGCTATCCGAGAGGAGATGACACCAGTAGTTAACAAGACATCATCAGGAGGCCCTAGTACATACTACGATATGCCATATAGCACATGGATCACCACTAATGATCAGATGGAATATCTAGCAGAACACAAGTGGGGTAAATATGCAATCCACCTCAAGGATATCTTCAAGGGTCTCTGCCGATGGGGTGACAAGAGTGGCACTACAGTTGAGTATGACTCACGTAAGATCATCTACTATGGATGTCGTGTGCTGATGATGGTAGTAGGTGCTGCTGAGTTACGTGTGTATCTTAATGAGTTGCTCGATGATAAGCAATTTCAGGTGAAAGGGGATGACTAATGACAGACCGTAAAGATGCACTAGTTGAGTTGCTAGCTAAGGTTGAGGCGGGTTGGCCCTCTTACTATGATGTAGAGAACATCGTTCTGGTGATGTTCCCAAATGATATCGGGTTCCAACTGACGCCAGAGGCGCTGCGCATTTTAAACGCCTACCACGGCTCACTAGACGCGGCCAAGGAACTGCATGAGGCGGTGTTAGGTGTCGGGTTTAACTACTCAATCCACAAGGATAGTGCATCTGTTATGACTTGGGCACATACAGTTGAAGGTAAGACGTTCAATGCTACAAACGCCAACCCAGCCCGCGCATGGCTAATCGCAATCCTCAAGGCCCTTATAGCGGGTGAAAACACTAACGACAACCTCAAAGGAGAAGACTAATGTTTAGCGTTATACTACTAATGTGTTCAATGGAGAATGGCAAGTGTGTTAGCTTTAGCCCACCTGAGGAACAGTTCCCCAGTGAGCAAGCCTGTGTTTACTTCGCTGATGAGCTACGGTATCGTGTGATGACCCAAGGGGATGATAACATGGCAGTTGACTATCGGTGTATTAACTGGGGGTAGGCGCGTGAGTATTAAGTCCCCTATGAACACAGGTATAAAAGATGGTAAACTGGTGATAGACATGGAGGAGGCTAATGAATTATGGAATGATATGTCAAAAGACCAGCAATACGAAATGATGTGTATTTTGTTTGAGCCAATGATGGAGAAGGCAACAAAGATGCAGCGTGCATTACATAAAGTACTTGAGGCAGCAGAGGCAGATAAAAGTTACCTGTGTTATGAACTTGCTCTGGCAGGGTTGATTACAATTACTTCAAAAGGCTAAAACGAGATAAGCCCAAGTAGTCCATCACAGGATTACTTGGGCTTTTTCATTTGTATCACTTCTTAGGCTTCTTAACCTGACATGCCCCATCAAAACCACCGATGAGTAATACCCCAGTCTGCAATGACATGGGACCACCATCAGCTAGTAAAGCATCAGCATGATCACTCACCAGAGGCTCTAGGGATGTACACACAGCCCTCACAGGCACTACAGGGTCTACTGTCCTACTGTTGCCTATCGAGCAGCCACTGACGAGCAGCATTAGCATCAGGGGTAACCCTACGGACTTCATCAATTGCATTATTAGTCCTCTCAGTTGTACGAAAGTCATCCTGCACCTGTTCTATCTTGATATCCTTCAAGAGACTGTCTCTTGCACCATTCTGTATAGACTTGGTTGTCAGGAAGAGTACCACTATAACAGCTAAGGCAATACCCACAGTCTTTCCCAGTTTCGTAGTCAGGAAGCCAACAATGTTTATCATCTCTCATCACCTTTGATAACCTCATTAGTAGCTGGACCAGTCTTACCCCACCAGTCTAATCCTAGGGCTAGTCCAATGTATGCAAATGCTGGCATCACTACAACCCCAAGAGCTTCTACACGAGACACTGATAGATATACTAACCAGAGGAATACTACCACAGCTAGTTCTCTCTTGTAAGTCTTGTTAGTCTTTGGCGTAGTCATTGGAAGTCTCCTGTTGATGTATGTGGTAGCCTCCTAGATAATTATTAGAGATATACACATAGGGGGTTATTAGGAATGTGGTGCATAGGAAAAACCCTAGTAATAGCATCTTGAGGTTACTCGCCAATTGAACCACCTGACATGACCCAAGCCACTACAATGGAAATTAGGCCACCGCCAATCATCCATAAGCCTCTGTTGATACCACCACTGAGGTTCGCTAGTTTCTCTTTGTCGTTATCTCGATCTTTCCTAAGCACTGCCACTAGTAATTCTAAGTCTCGCAACCTCTGTAGTGTATCATCAGCCATCTTGTGTATCCTTAGATATTACTTCTTGGGGTAGTGAGACTCAGGCAATTCAAAATGAACCCAGTCGATAAAGCTATGGTCTGTATGTTGACCATCACCATCCCAGTCTGCGCCCCACCTAATAGGAATACCTAGTTCATATGATGCAGCAATAACACTTGTACCAATCTCTTGATAGTTCTCGTAGTCATCCTTATTAGAGATTGTATAGCGATCCTCAGCACCAGAAGTATCCCACGAGATACCACCATCTTTCCACATCCATAGGTCAACAGCATGACTGTAGCCATTGTTCAGGAGGTGCCTAGAGTTCATCGTTTTAGATTTACCCTCACGCACATACTTCCGTTGTGTAGCTAGTGTACGTACACCGCAACCTACTAGGAAGTCTACCTCAGTAATCTTGATAGCTCTATGGATTACCCGCACTAGATCAGGGTGTACCCCAATTAGGGTATTCAGGGACCTATTCGAGAGATTAAACATTGTGATCACCAGCTTTCATTTGTATATTCTCTTGGTTTATTCTGCTTGGGCACGATCAAGAGTTTTCCTAGCGTTGTGAACCTGTTTAGTCCATGCCCCAGCGCAATGGTCATCATCGAGGAAAAACACACGGTTAATGAAGTCACGACGCTTGGCCCACTTAGGGTCTGTTTTACCGTCTATGTATGCTCTTGAACTTGTCGTCTGGTGAGTTGACCCATTAAATACCACAACGTTTAGGAGTGTACTGAAGAACCCCGCAATCATATCCCAGATACGCCCTAATACATACAATGTGCGCTTCAGGTGATTCACGGCCAACCCGCCTGTAGGTCAATTGCATTAAGTTCCGAAATGTTGGACGCTGCCAAAACACTTGCCGAAAGTGACGCTTCATTCGAGAAACACGCTTGAACGTGCAATTCCACAGCGTCAGCCGCCGCGATTATTGTTGATGCGTCTAACGTGCCGAATGTGCCAGCGCCAAACTTCCAGTTCGCAATCTCATATAATGAATCTGTCGATGCCTTGACGTAAGCCGCAGTGAGTTTGGCTTGTGTTGTTCGATCTGTGGCAATCGGCGTTCCACCAATCGTTGTTCCGCTGCCTTCTTTGGTCCAGCGAATGTCGGCTAGATCAGCAAGTTGTGCAGCTTTGGCCGTGTCAAGTTCGGCTGTCGTTTCTGCCCTGACCGTCCAGTCCCAACGCCACCCGTCCGAATCTATAATCGGCTCTGCATCCCTCACCGCAATCTGCCCAGCGCTGACCGTTGGCACGGCAACGTTTTCGACAAGCAAAGCACCAAAATTAGCGAAAGTTGCTGCGCTAATGTCACGAGGAAAACTTGATCTTGGGTTATCTCGTTTAAGGTCGCGTTCGGTGTATGGGAATTGCTCGATTATCCCTCCACTGGCTTTGATAAAAAGCATGTTTTAACCTTTCTAAAGTGTAGATGTTATGGACATCAGGCCACCTTCTGCTCGATCTCCTCCCCCAGACGCGAACGTCACTGAGCCAGTAGCGCCAGCCGCGGCCTGTACTTTGTAATGAACGCCAACAGAAGCGAGGAACCCAGATGCGGGAGCAACCGCCGAAATGGTGGTAAATCCTGCGGTAGCCAGCGTCATTGCCCATTCCGCT